TGGAAACGTGACCTTGGCCGCTATCGAACTTAACTTCTGTTGGCATTGATACACCGTTACGCAGTTCTGTAACAATGCTCGTTGTTGCCTTGTCGCCCGAGAATAATGGAAAGTCCATAAATCCCTTCAGCACCGCAATTTGCGATAAACCTACCGTAGTATCAATGCCTGCGATAGGTTGATACATACTTCCGAAAATAACAACAGTCTTATCAGCATCAATGGCCTCAATTTTAGCGTCTGTTGTCGTGCCTACCAATTTTACCATATCGATGAAACCTAGCCCGTTTGTGTGTTTCACGATATCTTTAAATGAATCCAATAACATAGTTTGATCCTCCTTTGATCAGTATACAATAACTACCACCTAAAGTCAACGTTTCAGAATGCGCTGAAGTCAAATAGAGTTTCTAAGTGTGCGTGCTCTTTATTAGTTCTGCTCAGATCCCAGTTCAGTACACCTAGTAGGTTCTTTACCTTCTGGTCAACAATACCTGCCATCATATCTTCACTATCAAATGGCAAACTTAGAAACCATTCGGGTAAGTGAACTTCGTCAACAGGGTATGCAATGCTCGTGAGTGAATTTTCGGTTGTCTGCTTTAGTTTGCAAACAATAATCTTCTGCCCGTCAATAATACGCATCGCATGCTGGTCCTGATGAATTTCCTTTAACCTATTCCAAGCCAGGCTTGCTGTGACGTGCCCTGGTACATGCAGGTTACCCACCTCAACACCCTTTAACTTCTTAAATCCAGCATCTTCGAGCTTATCTCTGTAATGTGATAGCTTGTTAACTGCACGCGGCGTCCCTTGCTGCCAAGGCTTCATATCTTCGAACTTTTCCTTAAACAGCCTAATCTTCTCTATAACCGCACTCTCGCCCTTGCCAGTTAGTGTATCGAGTAAGATCTCAGATAAGAAAGTCTGAACGAACTTTGGTGTATCAGCACGCTTCAAGTCTAGACCCATTGCCTTAACCTTACCTGGCTTGCCGCCCACATCGAGTCTAATACCATCCTTGTCGTACATTAAGCATGCATAACGCTTCTTAACAATCCAAATACCGCTTTCGGATACGGTTTCTCGTGAACTTGCAATAACTCCGGTCGATCTCTTAATTGGCACGTTCAATTTCTGTAGCAAGAATTCTGGGAATGTATTTGAAACTGCCTTCGCAAGGTCATTATAGAGATCGACGATGCTTTCCTTTGACCAGACGATATCTCCACGCTCAATCTCTTCCCTGAGAATCGGGTATGCCGAGAAATAACACGAGTCAGTATCACCATAGACAATTGCCTTTCCGTAATGATCATACTCACCAGTCATCATTTCGTTTGTCTTGGCAGCCATATGCTTAGTAATTGTTCTACCGGTTAGTGTAGTAGATTGACCTAAACGTTGGTCAAAGAAACGACTTCCTGCATTCAATAGAGCGCCGTATGCTGAGTTAAGGTTAATCTTCTTAACCAGCTGTCTCTTGTCCCAGAATCCAACAATACGCTTTAAGTCCTTCTGATCCCTGTGGATTGCCTTCCCATCTTTGACCATAAGATTATGCTGGTTCATGTACTGAACGACACGCTTTTTATGCCCTTCGGCAATAATTTCCTTCAGCTTTTTAGGCTTATATGCTTCTGATTCATGGTAGGGATTAGCCTTAGTCTCTGCATCGCTTATGTCAGTATTTGTAAATAGTTCTTCCGGAACCTTAACACCATCAATCTTAGCATTATCTTCGATGTCTTGATAGTTGGTCATGATTCCTTGCAGAACCTTACGCTCGCTGTACCAACGGGTTAATAGACCGGGAACAACACCATCGGTATCTGTCTTGAAAATAGTACCATTGGCACTAATACACCACGGCTGTCCACTTTCGAATATTAGGTCATGCAGTTCTTTACCTGTAACTTCAAAAGTCTGACCATCTTCCATGTCAAGAATTAGTTTGTTGGCTATATCCTCATTGTAGAAGTCTTCCATCTCAAGAACATTGAACCTGTCGTTCCACCAAGACGCAAACGTGTTCTTTCCGCCTTTAGCCTCCCAATCAGCAATTGCCTGGTTAGTGCGATCTAGCCTTATCTGTCCCACAATCATCTCTGGGCTCATGTTCAGTGTTCTAATAACAGATGGATAGAGTGACTTCATGTCAGTGGACGCAATCCACCTGTGAAATCCTTTACGTGGAGTTGCAACCCAACCGCCTGCTGCACGCGAAGCTATATCATCACGGTTGTGTTTCTTATCCGGACATACCATATTACGACTATGTGATTCCATTAGCACGTTCTGGTCAGTAACTGCAACTGCACCCATTGTGGTCTGAATCAGTACGCAACTTGAATGGGCAATTGAATTTGCAAGACTAATAAAGTCAAGTTTCTTATCAAGCCTGTCCAACAGGCGCGTGTCCTGGATGTTATACTCTAAGAATTTCTTGAAGTCATCATTGTATAACTCGTCCAGTGTGCCTTCATACTGGATCTTTGTCTCGCCTAGTTCAATCTCAGAAATTGCATTCAACGCATAGCTGTGACGTTCTTCATAGTTGTATTTCTTGTACAATTGGAGATAGTCAACGTGGACACGTCCAATAAGATCGTATGTAGGTTGAGTTTTACCGCCGCGTTCAAACTCTCTAACCTTAGGCTCTTGCTCCCAAAGGCAAAGTCTTCTTGCTTCGTGCTTACCCAGGACCTTCTTAATGCGGTTGACAACATACGGGATATCATATGCCTCGCTATTCCAACCACTTAGGATATCGGCATCTTCGATAATCTCGATAAATGCTTGAAGCATCTCACCTTCTGTTTTAAACAGAACAACATTGCCTACTTCTTCAGCAACGAGACTAGCTTCTTCCCACGTTAAAGTTTCCGGGGGAACCGCAAGACATATAATCTCATCAATCCATTGCAGATGCACAGATATCGAAGTTATGTAATTGTTTGCATCGGCCGCCTCACTCCAGCCTGATTCCTTGTCAAAGCTAGTCTCGATGTCGAAGAACGCAATGTTCAGTGATGGCGCATCAGCATGTTGATAGTTTTGTTCGAGACAACGAAAAATTGGATCAACATCTGTCTCCCATTTCTTTACATTACCGGCAAGTGTTTTAATTAGTTTCTGTTTCTCCACGAAGGTTCGTGGCATAATCTTTTTAACGGTATCACCGTAGATAGATTTATGTGAACCTTTGGGGTCGCTGAGGAAGAAATGGTAATCAGGCTGAAATTCGCGGTAAACACGCTTACCGTTTACTCTTTCAACAATCTTGATTACTTCACTATCTCCGCCTCTTTTAAAAAGGGCATCGATGTACATTAACCTAGTCCAGCCGCCTTGTAGAGTTCTTCTAGCGTTTCTGTATCTTCGCGCCTATCATTCATATCACCCTTTTGACAGGTCTTGATAAGACGATTTAGGATTGCTGGTTTTACTTCCAGTTCTTCAGCGATAGCTTTTACGGTATCACTAAGCCCTGCCTTGAGGTCTTCACATTCTTGTAGAACCTGTACTCCATCTGCGACGACTTGTTTTAACCGTGCGACATTCTCTGGTGATAATTTTGCCATAAACTGTTCTCCTGACTATAGTGCTTTTACTTAGCGTCTAGACAAGTATAGCTGTGAAGTTTATGAAAGTCAAGAATTTCTTTTTACTCTTATACTGTCGCCGATGTACCAGCGAGTGTATTCATGTATGCACCTATTTCAGCTATTTCTGCCGGGGAACATTTCTTATTAATCCATGCTGCACAATAGATCCTACCGGTAAACGGATTGATGCCAGGGTATGTATTTGTACCAGCATATGCGGCGCCGACAGCAATAGGGACCGTCGTACCTCCGGGCGTGCCGCCTGCTCCAGTATTTTGGGTCGTGCCGCCAATCCTTAAATTCGCATCTGCACTATCTACAGCAACAGATGCAAAATAATCGGTACTTACAACAAGTGTGGGTGACGACATTACCGTCGATGGAGATCCATATCCGAATATATAAGTTTGCATTAGACTCGAGGATGTAAAGATAATATTCTGAGAAATACGATTGCTCGAACCATAATCTGTATCCATTAATGCCTCAGTGGCAGTGACGGTTGCAGGCCTGACTAGAATGAGTGCTGTATATGCAGACATCGACGGCACAGACGCAGTCGATAAACCACCAACATATGATTCACAATATCCCGATCTCATTGTAAATGCATTTGTGTAACTCGACACCTGCGTGAGCTTAGTTCCGTTTCCGGTTAAATCTGCTACACCAAGCACGCCGCCAGCGGCGTTTAATGTCGCTGGTGTAGTTAGTGAGGTGTCGGCAAAGAGATTAGCCGGATCTGTAAAGTCCCAAAATCCGCCAGTTTGTCCAGCCCAAAAATCTACAGGATTAAATCCAGCAGATACCTTACGTAGGGATGCACCCCTAATACTAATACCATTCATTGAAATTGCCACTAAAACCTCCCGTAGGCATCGCCTGTAATAGGGTCATTGCTTCCTTTATACATTTTTGGATCATAACCGTGTATCGGTGATAATAATCCTTTCTTCTGATTTTCACTGGGTAGTTCCTCAGTGAATCTATACATCTGGTCCGGCATTACCCTTCTGAACCATTCTACGATGAGTGGACGAACGTCTAAGCTGGGATTGCTGTCTTCTAACGCCAGTAACTGGTCATTAAATTCGTCATCTTCGATAATGTTTTGAATGTAGATTGGTGCTATAGCAGCAGGAATAGGTCTCTCCATTAACTTTTTAACAAGGTCGAAATCATCCTCTGTTAATGGTAATCTATGCACTGCTTCTGCTACCTTATGAGTACGTGGCAGCAAGCTCTTTAATTCATAGTAATCATCGCGTAGGCGAGACTTTAGAAATTCTTTACCGGCTGGGCTTGTGCCAGGACTCATGATTTTATCTACATATGAGTCCATGCGCTGTTGTAATGCGTCGATTTTTCTAACTACTTGTGGCGAGAGATCACGGTCGCGTGTATTCTTAGGTAATAAAATTTCTACTATTCTCATAATATGTATTTATCACTAAAACAGGATACACGGCCGTGAGAAAGGGCCCGGAGGCCCTTTGATCTGCTATTACAGGTTAAATTCTTTCTTTACACTATCAGGGATGATGTCACCCTCGTTAAGATTGAGTTCAATCTTTGATAGAGCCGGAATCATAAGAAATGCACCAGGAATAGCCATTAGGGCAGCAAAACGTGCTGAAACCATTAGCTCCTGCGATTTCTTATTTGCTTCGGCAATTTCGTTTACAGAAGCATCGCCGGTTGTGGCCTTTTGGTAAATCTTTGATACTCTCGAAGCTTTTGCAGCTTCTGTAGTGCATACATTTTTTACCTTTTCAAAAACTTCTTTAACCTCGGTAGGTGACTTTGGAAGTTTTGCAAAGCTATCAGTAACCATTTTAAAGTATTCGGGTGGTGTCATAAACATGATATTTTCTCCTTAAGTGCCAATATGGCCACTATATTAAACTACCTCACCGTGAGCGTAGTTGCTTAGTGTACTTGTATTTATGCTGCATTGCAGCATAATGGTCACTTATTTGGTCTTTTTAGACCTTTTTGAGTATTCTTATACACCATTGACTTGATCTGTTCACTTAGGGTGGGCGGTAGTCCACTATAGAACTTTTCTTTATTGTTTTCTTTTGCGTAGTTTCTCATCTTGGTGGCGCTGATGCCATCTACACCCTCTGATTCGTTAATACGCTGACCTGCAGAGATTACATCAAATTCAATATCCCAATCCTTGGCATAACCTGTAAATCGTTTCTTATATTCTTCAACCTGATCTGACCCGGCTACCAGGATAACTTTATCGTAATGTTCCTTCAGTCGTTCTAGCGCAACATACGGATTCTTTATAGTAATATCCTTAGATATATTTACACCCTTGAATGCAGACTCGCATACACGACGCTTGAAACCCCACTCAAGAGGATCGGTGGCTGCATTCTGTGTCTGCGAAAGATACACAATATGCTCTCCACCGATTTTCTTCGCTGTTTCCACAACGGTAGAAACTAGTCTAACGTGCCCAAGTGTGGGCGGATTCATTCTACCAAATGTAAAGACTATACTCGTCAATTTATTTCCTATTCTGTTGTTTTAGGCATAGGGCCTTCTGATCCGTGATTTTCAGATCCCTCACG